GGCTATGTTTCTTCTATGTCTCGCCTTGAAACTTTTACGTTTCATCTTGATTCTTCTTGACTCGCCCTTCTTAGGTTTACCTGCAGTCTTAGCACCTTGTTGTCCAAAGCGTATAGTCTTTACTTTGTCTCCCTCTTTAGCTACCACAATATGTGATTTCTTTGGATGACTTGGTGTACGTTTAGGTTTGTTAAAACCAGATACACCAGCTCTTGCTAATCTAGGGTCTTTTTTACTTTTTCTTTTTGGCGGCATTTTTCATCTTTCCATTTTGTTTCAACATCTTAAAATCTAATGCTGTAATTTTATCTCTAGGTGGTGCCACTCTAGCTATTTTCATTTGTTTTTTTGATAGTCCAGGCATTATCTTATCTCCTTCTTAATCTTTTCAAAGACTTCTCTTTCATCAAATCTCATACTGATACCAGGTTCGTACCTCATAACTTCCTTACCTTCTTTCAAGATAATAATAGTAGGGACAACTTTTACTTTCCATTCTTTTTGAATTACAGCACCAATAGTTTTATTACTTAAATCTATTTCTGCTACATAACAAAGGTTGGCAAGTTTTTCTATCTCAACTCTGTTTTGATAGTTCCAAGAAGCATTAACCTGTACTACTGCACACTCCTGTATATTTAGTGCTTGTATCTCCTGAAAGCTAGTTAAGTTGACTGATTGTGATTGCAGCCAAGATAGCGATGAGAAGAGCGTTAATACCAAGTATGATATAAATCTGTTGTTCATCTGTAAACCTCATTTATTGTTCATGTCAAGTAAAGTTTCTTGAATCATTCTTGTGTCATCTTTAACAGAATCTACTTTTTCTTCAAGCTTATCTACTTTTTCTTCCGTGTTTAATATTGAATCACGTATCATTTGGTCTTTTAAATCATACTCCATACGTGAAACCTCTGGTTCTGGTAATTCTTTAGCAAGTTCTATTTCTGCTTGTAATGAATACCACATACCAATAATCATTCCTACAGTAACCAATATACTAATACCTGTTTCTATAGATAATGTAAATTTAGTATCTTTGCCAACTTCCATTATTGCCCCTTTATGTTAATTCACTGTGTACTAATACGCCATTTGCGTAAAAGTTATTGTTTTTTGTTAATATAGTATATGTCCAATGTTTCTTTGGAAATCCTTCTAGTCTATGTACCTGTGCATAGTACTTGCCATCTAATACTTTTAGTAAATCATTAGGTTGTATAGAAGCTGCTTCTAAATCATAATTAGCTGCAGTTCTACTTGGGTCCTCTGATACCATACTACCATCCTCTTTGTATACAGGGTGGTCCTCTGTAAGTATTAGTTCTTTTAATTCTTCTCCTTCCGTCTTATCATTTGGGTCAGATAGCATAATCTTGTATAAATTGTCGTGTAATATTTTTTCTATCTGTTGTATCTCAACTTCTTCTTCTTGTCCAGTCTCCCAGTTGTAAGACATAATCATATCTCCAACATCTAAGTCGTGTATGTTTGCAGTACCTTCTTTCAAATTAACTGGTATGTTTTCATAAATACAGAAACCAAATCCACCTCCACCGCCTTGGAAAGTAATAGTTCCAGTAACAGTAGCTCCTACACCATTATTAGTAAGTGTTAATGTATATGCACCAGTACCATCTTTATTAGAAGGAGAGTGTGCCCACCTAGTTCTAATAAATCTTGTACCTGAATTATGCCCAGTAAATTTACTATTACTATTAGCTGATGATGTGCTTATAAACCCTGTACCACTATTACCTGTACCATTAAAACCAGGGTCACCACTACTTGAAATAGCTAATGTAAATGTACCAAATGGTCCACCAGTAGTAGATACTGAGCAACTTGTTCCACCACTACCATTAGATACTGTCATCTGTGCATCTTTATTAGATACTTCAGTATCTCCAGGGAAACCTGCTATATTTACACTAGTATTATCAGTAACACTCCAAGATGTACCAGCTAAATCGTGGTCATAGTTATAAAACTCAGTCATAGCGTGAGGAGCATTACCGTCTGGTCTGTCAGCACTATCATTTTGTGTGTTAATAGTTGCTATAGTACCGTCTGATGCTTCTTTCAAAGATATAGAACCAGAATCTCCTAGCTCAGTTCTTATGTCACTCATAGATATTTGTCCTGATGCAGTCAAGCTCATTTCTTTAGTTCCTCTATTTCTTCTTTAAGTTCTTTAATTGCTTCAATTAATAACGGTACAATCTTTTCATACTTAACAGCTTTATATCCATTATCTCTTGTAGTAACTATTTCTGGCATTACTTCTTCTACTTCTTGTGCTACTACACCTACATCTTTACCTTGATATGTTTCTTGTTTATCGTTCCAGTCAAATTCATAGCCAGATAGTTTAGAAACTTTATCTAAAGAATTTTCAATAGGTTTTAAGTTATCTTTTAATCTTTTATCTGATGAAGCAAAAGCAACTACATCTTCTCCAGCGTTAAGAGTTTTGGCTACACCTAAACCACCACTTATTTTTACTGCTCCAGTAGTTTTAGATGTAGAGTTTGTTGTATTACTAAAAGTTATTACTCCACTTGCAGTGTCTGTAGCATTACTTCTTAAATACTTAGAATCTGTATGTTGTGTAATACTAGATGCAGCTATTCTAGCATCTGCAATAGTACCACTAACTATTTTACTTGCAGCAATATCATCTGCAGTTGCTAAATCACCTAAACCTAAATCACTTCTTGTTTCAGATGCACTTCTACCTTCAATAGTATTGGAGTCAGTAAACTTAGCAAAGTCATTGTCTACAGGACTACCACTTGTATCTACTGTACCAGTATTAGTTGTAAAACCAAAAGCTTGTATTCTGTCATTAACAGCAGCAGATGTCATAATGTGAGAATCATTATCAGTAAACTCACCAGAATCGTCAATACCAGAAATAGTATTACCGTCCATAGCAAAACTTGCCATATTGCTAAATGTTTTAGCACCACTAAATGTTTGTGTTCCAGATAAGTGTGCAGTGTCTGAGTCTAATCTAGCAGAAGGTATAGTACCTGAAGTAATTTTAGATGCAGGTAAATCTGCTATACGAGCTGCTGCAACTGTACCGCTTGTTATTAAGTCTCCACTATGATTACCTAAGCTCACAGTAACTGTACCAGATGTACCACCACCAGATAAACCAGTACCAGCAGTTACACCTGTAATATCACCATTAGTAGTTGTAAAACCACTATCATTGTTAAAAGCAGATAAAGGTATTTCACTAATTAATTTTCTTCTATCTGCACCATTATCTAAAATAATAAGCTCATCTTGTGAACTATTAACTGATGCAGTCATATCTGTTAATTCTGACATATCTAAGGTAAGGGTTACTGAACCAGAACTTCCTCCTCCAGATAGTCCTACACCTGCAGATACATTAGTAATATCACCAGTGTTTGCTGTAGCTCCTGATGCAATACCGTCTAGCTTAGAGTGGTCTGCGTCAGTGAACACATTAGAGTCAGAAGCATTTCCTACAAGAGTTCTAATCTCAGACGCTGACTGGTCTGCTGTAGCACCTGCTTCTATACCATCTAACTTACTATGGTCTGCATTTGTAAAATTATTATCAGTTTGAGATGAAACTGTAAATGTTAAATCAAATGGGTCTCCGTCACTACCTGTAGAAGTGTCAGTAAAATTAATATCAATACCACCACCTTCTCTAAACTTAAGTTCTTTACCTTGTGAAATAGTAACTTCAGTTCCGTCTCCGTCTTCTACTTGAAATGTAGTAAGCTGGTTAGTATTAGTATCTGTGTTTGTTACTGTTTCTGTTGCAGAACTTATTGCTGTAACGTGTCCAAAAGTATCAAGAGTTATATCTTGTATATATGTTCTGCCACTATTATTAACTGATGATTGTGAAGAAGTATCTTCGTGATTAAGAGTAACTCCTCCAGAATTACCTCCTCCTGTTAATCCACTACCTGCAGTAACACCTGTAATATCACCATTATTATTACTAAAAGGAAAGTCAGCTATACTTGCTTGTTTAACAGCAGATGCACTAGCATCATATATTAAAAGAGTATCAGAAGTAGTTACTGAGTTTGTTAAAGTAACATCATCAATACTTATTTCTATATCGTTAGCATTAGCAGTAATACCTGTTCCTCCAACTACATTTACAGTAGCACTACCAGATGTTGCACCGCCTGTCATACCGTCACCAGCTACGACTGCAGTTATGTCTCCAGTGTTTGTAGTAAAGCCTGAATCATTATTAAATCCTGATATATTAATATTTCCCTTTGTAAGTTTTTTCTGAGCATTAGAATCATCTACTACAACAAAATGGTCTCCGTCTGCATTAGATGTTGATGTGGTTAATTCACTTAAGTCTACACTTACAGCAGTTGATGATACATCTATTAGTGTACCAGCTCCCACATTTAAAGTAGCAGAACCAGAATTTGAACCTCCAGTTAATCCACTTCCTGCAACAACCGCAGTTATATCTCCTGAACTTCCAACTACATCACTAGCAACTACCTTTTTAAAAGCACTAGCACTAGTATCATATACAATAAATTCATCGTCATTAGCAGGTGATTCATTTAGTAATGTCTGTCCAGTTATATCTAAGCTAACAGTAGCAGAACCACTATTAGAACCTCCACTTAAACCATCACCAGCTACAACAGCTGTAATATCACCAGTATTACTGGTAAACCCTGAGTCGTTATTGAAACCAGATATGTTTATATTACCCTTAGTAAGTTTCTTTTGATTGTTAGAAGCATCTATTACCGCAAAGAAATCTCCGTCTCCGTCTGATGTAGATGTAGTAAGCTCAGATAAATCAACATCAACCTGATTAGCTTGTACATCTATTAAGTTACCAGCAGCTACATTTAAAGTAACATCACTAGAACTACCACCACCAGTTAATCCAGTACCAGCTACCACAGAAGTAATATCTCCTTGTGGTGCAAGTCCTGCAATGTCAGATACTTGTATAGACCTGATAGCATTAGAATTACTAGTGTCTGCTATAAGAACTAAGTCATTAGTAGCTATTTCTGCAGCTAATTGTGTTCCTTGTATATCTACATTAAGAGTAGCAGTTCCAGACGTATTTCCTCCTGATAGTCCACTTCCTGCAACCACATTTGTAATATCTCCTGCGTTAGAAGTAAACCCTGAGTCATTATTAAACTGACTTAATTTTATTTCTGATACAAGTTTTCTCTTTTGAGCACCGTCATCTAAATATACTAGTTCGTCTTCACTACCAACTATGTCAGCAGTTCCGTCTGTAAGTTCACTCAAGTCTACGTCTACTTGGTTTGCTTGTACATCAATAAGATTACCAGCACCAACTGCTAAACTTACTCCACCAGATGAACCTCCACCTGTTAGTCCTGCTCCTGCAGTTACTCCTGTTATATCTCCTGATGAAGCAAGAGCTATTACATCTGACAAAGGTACTTTTCTAACAGCTGTGGCTGAAGTATCGTATATAGCAACAGTGTCGCCTGTAGCTGCTTCTGATGCTAATGTTAGACCATTAATGTCTAAATTTAAAGTTGCACTACCACTTGTGTTACCTCCTGATAGTCCTGTACCAGCAACTACCGCTGTTATATCACCTGTGTTAGTTGTATATCCAAAGGATAAAATTCTATCATTAATAGCTGCAGAAGTCATTAAATGGTCATCTACATCATTAAACTCTCCACCTAAATCAATATCATTTACTGCGTGTCCACCAAGAGTTAAATTACCTGCTGTAGTGAATCCAGCTGCAGTTATTGTTCCAGTTGTAGTATCGTTAGCGTCATTGACTAAGAAAGCATCATCTACGTTTAGTGTTACTGAGCCAGGACCATTACCTCCTCCACTTAGATTTGTACCTGCAACAACTGCGGTTATGTCTCCTTGTGGTGCTAGTGCTACGATACTTCCAACATCCATAGATTTAACATTATTAGAATCACTTATGTCAGCATATAATACCAAATCACCTGTTGCAACTTCTGAACCTAAGCTAGTTCCCTGAATGTCTACTTCTACGTCGTTTGCATTTGCTGTAAGACCAGTTCCTGCAATAACATTCAATGTTGGATTTACAGTGTTTGTTCCACTCTGTGTCATACCAGTACCAGCTGTAACAGATGTTACTGTACCAGCATTTGATGTAAAATTAGAATCATTATTGAATGCAGATAGTGTTATTTCACTTGCTGCTTTTCTTGATTCTGTAGTTCCGTTTTGTAAAATAAATTCTGTTGAACCAGATATATCTCCTGTCATATCTGTAAGTTCACTAAAGTCTAATGCAAGACTAGTGCTTAAAGCTCCAGTGTTTGCACTACCTCCACCACTAAGACCAGTTCCTGCTGATATAGATACAGATGTAATATCTCCTTGAGGTGCTAAAGCAACTATATCAGATATACTTACAGCTTTTATTGCGTCTGAATCACTACTATCAGATGTTAAAACTAAATCTCCTGTAGCTGGAGAGTTATTTAAAGTAGTTCCTGCTATGTCTACCGCTACATCATTAGCGTTTACTGCAATTCCTGAACCTGCTCCAACAGCAAGTGTTCTTGTTGCTGCAATGTTTCCACCGCCTGTCAAACCAGCTCCTGCTGTTATATCAATAGTAGCATGGTTTTTATGTTCATTAGCTACAAAGTTTGCAAGACTGTCGTGGTCTATAGTTCCTTGAGTAGCTGTATTTACAGTTCCTGTTAAGTTACCTTCAAATGTACCTGCTACAAAAGTTTCACTACCCACTGTCCACTTATCATCTGATTCATTCCATTGTAAAGATTTGTTTGTTTGTGTTCCTCTTTCAACTTCAATACCAGCACTTTCAGTTGGATTGCTTCCAGTAAAATCACTATTTAGAACTATTTGATTGTCTGCAATATTTATTTCATCTGTGTTAATTGTAGTAGTTGTACCACTTACTGTTAGGTTTCTAGTTACAACTAAGTCTCTACCTATAGTTACATCATCAGGTAAAGATATAGTTACAGAAGCACTCTCACTTCCAGAACCTGATACTGTTATTTCATTAGAAGTTCCAGCAATACCTGCTACATAATTACCTGTAGTATGTGTTCCTAATGTAATTAAATCATTTAAAGATGTAGCACCTGTACCACCTCTAGCCACACTTAGTGTGCCAGATGTACCTGCTACAATAGGTAAACTTGTTGCATCAGATAAATCAAATGCAGGTGTTGCATCTGAAGCACCTAAAGTGACAGTTACTCCACCATAGCTTACATTGTCAGAAGCAAGTTTAGCAATAGGTATTTCATCGTTATCTATTACAAAGTTACCAAAATCTAAATAGTGACTACCGTGTTGTCCATCTAATAAGTCAGAATCTAATCCACTTGTAGAGCCATCTACAGTTTTTATAGCAGTCAATATTTCAGCTGCTGACTGGTCTGCCGTAGCTCCATCTTCTACGTTTATTGCACTTCTTACTTGGGCTGCAGTTAAACCTTCAACTTCTGTTCCATCAATTCTAAGAAAATCATTATCTGCAACTGCATCATTAGCTGTTAAAACATTTCCATCACTAATACCTTTTGTTAAACCTTTTACGAAGGATAAATTAGATACTTCATCATCCATAAGAGCATCAGCAGCTCTTACATTGGCAGTATCTGTAACATCTGCATTTGCCTCTATATTATTTAGTTTAGTATGGTCTGCATCAGTAAAGACATTTGAATCACTTGCATTTTCTACAGCTGTTCTTATTTCTGAGTCTGTTTGGTCTGCTGTAGCAGATGTTTCTATTCCACCTAGTTTAGTGTGGTCAGCATCTGTAAATACATTAGAGTCAGTTGCAGCTTCTACTGCTGCTCTTACTTGAGCGTTTGATAATTGAGTATTAGTATCTGTTGATGCTATTGTTATTACTCCACCAGATTCTGATAAAGTAATATTACTACCTTTTTTAAATCTTAATGTTTCTGATGCACCTAATGTTTCATTAGCACTGTCATCTCCATTTGTATCTACTTCTACTGTTCTGAATCCAGTAACTTTAGAATCTAATTGTGTTTGTATATTAGAAGTAACACCATCTAAGAAGTCAAACTCTGTAGCTGTAACACCAGTTGCGTGTAGTGTATCTAAATAATTTAATTCTGTAACACTACCAGTATATCCATCTAATACATTTAGTTCTGCTACAGTTACAGTAGCTCCGTCTAATATATTTAATTCAGCTGCTGTAGCAGTGATAGCAGTACCACCATACTGCAACGTACCTGCTCCTGTAATATTAACAGCTGCTGAGCTAAGTTGTAATATACTAGATGTACCTTCGCCATCTTCTACTGCTCTCAGTGTTGCGTCTATACCACTGTTACTGTTTGATACTTGTAATAAATCTTTATATGTTTGCGATACTTTTCTATTTGTCAACGTTGCCATGTTTTACCTCAAGTCTG